ATCACGCTCAGTATGTCTTTTTTATCGCCTTTCCCAACGACAGGACAGACCGCCAGGAAACTGCCCCCTTTAACAGTTGTTGTTTCCCACTCTTCACGAGGGACCAGGTGGCCGTTGACGCTGACGACAAAGTCCTGATCTTCAAAATCGGCCGTCGCATCACGGACATAACCAGCCAAAGTTTTTATCGGCAGATATTCAACAGTCTTTATCGTGCGGTCATTCAAGTCAAAAGGGTTTTTTACAATTACAATCGTTACAACGTCTGGATTAATACGGGTAGGCTTTGCCATTCTATACTTCCTCCCTTATGACCGCTGAGCTAGGAACATAGAAACCTTCAATGATTTTCCGCCAGGCGGGGCTGTCTATCCGGTCGATGTTGACGCCAATCTTTTGGCGCGTGTGAATAAAACGACCGGCGCCAAGATAAACGCCGGTATGATTACACAAAACAGGTTGGTTAAAGCGCATAACTACAAGCGACGGAACTGGTGGATCGGCAGAATTGCAGCGGATCCAATATTTGCGGCCGGCGTCGATTGCGGCATCGATCCGACTGGCTTCCATGCACCCGATCCGATAGTCCGGCAGTTCAATGCCAAAGCGTCGAAAAACTTCCAAGACTAGGCCCCAGCAATCAAGACCCAGGCGGGGATCGCGCCCGCCGTCAACAAAAGGGACCCCGATCAGGTCCCTTGTCGTTATGTTAGACATATAATCCCCCCTGTGGAATTGTCGGCTCGCCGCCGAAACGAAGCGATCCGTCAGGGTTGCGCGGCCCCCGCTGCCGGCAATCACTCAAAGTCCCGTTACAGGTTGGATAAACATTCATAACGGCGGCCGTTACGCCACACTCAACGCCGCCGTATTTGAAAGGACAGGAATTTTTCATTATGCGGCGCTCCGGCCGGCGGGCCATTGTCGGGTAGCCAGCACCCAGGCTGAAAGTTGCCCACTGTGAATTGGTCCCGCTGTCAATCACTTCGAATACTTCTTCGACTTCGGGATCCCACTGGTCCAGGTGCTTACTGTGAACGACGTACAGGGTGACGGTCGATCCTATGCCGCCCTGCCCTTGTTCTAGGTAATATTGGATAGACCGGGTGACATTCGATACTCTGATTGTCAGGCTAGGCAGTTCGCCCTTGCTATCCTCGCTGCTGTCGTCAAGTTCGAACGGGAAGGGTGTCCACTCGATCCCGCGCCATGTGATCGGATCCGTATTTCGTACAAGGTGCAACGTCGCGACGTTCGGGATCTCGATTTTTAAAAGTACCAGCCAAGCGCCTTCTCCGACCAACTTGTTTTTCTCAATTATTGCAGCGGCTGATATTGGTAGCGCCATGCTTTACACCTTCCTTATCTCAACCTCGACGGCCCAGATGTTGACGTCGACCAGAGCGTCTTTGATCGGCCCCATAAAGCGATACTCGGCCGTTTCGCCGGTCTGTGGGTGCGTCCACATAAAGGACAGGGTCCCGCCGTCGGTCGTTGTTTCGTAGAAAGTCCGCAAATTGTCATAATCTGCCTGTTTCAGCCGTGAGAATTTCAGACGCCAGCCCGGGCGCCGCCGGGTGTACTTGTTACGCGTCTGCTCATATCCGGCCTCAAACGGCGTCCGTATGATGCTGTCCTCGCGGATTGCTTCAAGCGGATAAACCGGGTTAGGCAATGACGACGGCCAAGTTAAAGTTGTTGCCATTATGGCCTACCTCCTGCCACGACGGTTCGAAGCCCGCCGATATTTTTTGTGTATGCGTCCAGCCAGACGTTGACGATATAGCGCTGACCGTCGAATTTCGCTTCTTGCCTTACCTCTGCCTGGGTTCCGGTGTTGTTGTGGACATTTACGATAACAGTCGGCGTTTGGTTCGATACCGCTAATTCGCTGTTCGGGATAATCCGGCCGGCGCTTTGCGGAATAAACAGTTCTGGCCCGTGTTCGCCAACTATGTATGCTTGTCCATAGTTTACGGGACCGCCAACAGCTTTGCCCGGCAATTTGATACCAATTGACGACAGAATTTGCGTTGCCCAAGCATTGGCCATTAGATTAGCAATCTGGCGAGCAATGGCTTTGAAAAAGTTGCTGAAATACTCGCTCAAGCTTTTCAGCTTGCCGGTCATGGCATCAAAGAAAAAATCGCTCATAGTATCACGCATGGCCGTAGCTGCTTCCTGGGTCGCTTTTTTGACATTGCCCCAAAAATCGCCGAATGATTTTTGCGCTTCGCGTAGCCCGCCGGTTATTGCTTCTTTAGCGTTTTGCGGCATAGCTTCTTTTTGCGTTTGGGCATTGGCTAGTTCTCGGCGGATACGAAGAATTTCCTCAGCAGTAAGGCCTTCCTTTTTCAGTTCTTCTTCCAGAAAACTTATCTTTTTGTCCAAAACCTCACGGTTCAGCTTGTTTACTTCGTCTTGCGTTTTTACGTGAAGGTCGACCAAAAGCTGGTTTGCTTCAATCTCCTGATCAAAGGCTTCAATCTTAGCCTGACGTTCTTTGTCTAATCGCTGCTTAGTAGCCAGAGTTAGCTGGGTCTCGTACCATTTTTGAACGGCCAATTTCGCTTCTTCGTCATTCATGTCAACGGCAATTGCCTTTAGTTTTTCTTCCCGTTCTTTATCCAGGCGAGCCTTCGTGATATTGAATTCCGCCTCTGCTTGAGCCTTTTTGTCGCCGGTTAGCTGCGCCGTGGCCAGCGCTGTTTGGTTTTTAATGTCAGTCCAAGCATCCCGCCAGGACCGTTTGATCGGTTCGATCATTACCTTAGCGTATTCTTCCATTTTAGCCTGCAGGACCGATGTATCAATCCCTAAAGCGGCGGCATCTTCAACGATCTCGCGGTTCATTTTATCAAGTTCAGCCCGGATTTTCGCCATGCCTAATTGATAGGTTGTACCGGTTTCTTCAATAATCTGTTGATTCATTTTATCGAAGGCATCGGCGATCTTCTCATTCATGTTGTCAATCTTGTTGGCTAGCTTATCGGCGGCCTTATTGTCATCCCCGAACTCCAGCGGTTTTGTTCCCTGGTGTCTCCCCAATGTCGCAAGCCCTTCAGGAGTTACCTTTGCCGGTCCTTTTAGACTTCCCAGAAAGTCGCGAAACTTACTGCCGGAGGATCCGGAGGATGCAGAGCTGCCAAAAGAGTTCCAGGCGTTCGCCAGGCTCTTGCCAACCTTTTCGATTAGTGTCCCTAGCGGCCCTAATCGCTCCAGAATGCCCCGGACAAATTCGACGACACTGTCCCAGATCGACGATTTAATGGCTTCCCAGACTTGCCCTAACGCGTCTCCTACCGCTTTAAATACGCCGACAATAGTATCATATACGCCGCCAAATATATTGACTGCATCTTGCCATATCTCCGTAAACCCTTGCCTCAGCTCTTTTACCATATCGGACACATATTCCGCTACTGCCGCTACGACTTCACTAACTACGTTTTGTACAGTTACAACAGTTTCAATAAAAACATCAATGATAGGAGCGGTAGCATCAAAAGCCGCCCCGACAACATCCATTGCTACAGATACTACTTTTCCTACAGCATTCATTGCTGGTTCAACCGTATCAGCTAGTCTGGCAAACATATTGAATGCTTTTTCAATTCGCGCCTGCCATTCGGGCGGAATTAAGTTTTCAAATACTTCCTGCAGGCCCCCCTGGCGGAGCTCGTCGACAACTTTATTTGTAAAGTCGCTAATGTCTTTTAGCGGTCCAGTCAGGCTATTAAACAGCGGTTCGCCCAATGCTCCAAAGATTGTAGCCGCGTTGTCTTTAATAGTCGATAACATCCCCAAGAATGTATCTGACTGGCGTTTCATCATGTCAGGGAATCTTTCATTCATTCCTTCGACTAAGGCCTTAATCGCTGTGTCGACGTCAATTGCCTGGTCGCCAATTTTAGCGACTTGTTCGCCAGTCAATCCTAACTTTTCCGCCAGAATCTGATAGGCAGGTATTCCGGCTTCCGCCAGTTGCAAAAGTTCTTCACCCTGGACGCGTCCCTTGGCTTTCATTTGGCCAATTGCCAGGGTAATACGTTCAATGCCTTCTGCACCAATACCTAAGCCAGATGCAGCATTGCCAACAGCCTCCAGCGTGGGAATAACGTCCTTA